AACGTGCCACTCCAAAACCATTCTGTCATCATACTCTGTGGTAAAACTATACGAGCCACTTCTGGAGCAATACCTGAGCTTAACATATTCTTATAACATTGTTCAGCAAAATTATAAGCAGCTTGAATATTATAATATATTGTTTTCTCACTAGAACCTTGCTTTTTATTATCAGCCTTCGTTCTCCACATAGAATCTACTGGGGTGTAAAACTCTGGTTCAATATCCACATATCTGCGAGATACTTCATTCCATGTTAGCCCTACCTGATGTTTTACCAGTTGTCGAGCAACAAACACTGGAGCTTTGATACGAAATTGTAATTGGCAGTGGCCAAAAGGACTAAAGAACTGGAATTATACCTGACCAAGAATCATATTCAACATCAGTATATTCATCGTCTAGAGCGACACTTTCTTTAGCAAACGACACTCTAGCTGCATTAACTACAGTAAGATCATCACCCATATGATCTATTGTTTTTACATACATCATCTATGGTTATGTTTATTTAAATGATGTGGGCGATATCCTTTTGGCCAACTCGGAATCCGATTTGCCAAAGTATTGACTCGCTCGAACAGTTCCCCGTTCTTCTTATCCAACTCAGCGCAGTCGAATTGCAACGCCGCGTTTTCATTTTCTAGTTCCTGGCACCGTGCCTCAAAGAACCCTTCTACTCTTGCTTCCATTTAACTGGACTCCTCTATAAGATTTAATAATTGTATTCTACACTGTTTTACATCAAATGTCAAGAACCCTTTATAATTATTCATCAATTTTTTTATGTCAGGCCAGACAATATCTCTACTTAAATTCTTATCCCACTTCTTTCCATATTCCAATAATTCATCCAAAATAATCATAGTTTCAATTGATACTCTTTTCCCAAGATACTCTTTCAGAAGTTTGGGGTGTTCATAATCTTTTTGTTCAAATAGCGGTTCAAAATCATAAACCAGCGGTCGCATTTCCTTGATGAATTCTTTAAGAAAATTCTCTCGCCTATCTTTCCATGATTCATAGATTTCATTATTAAAGTTTGCAATGTAGCCTCTTTTGTCTTGAATGAAATTTGCAAGAAACCAATTTTGAACTACTTTGGGATTACTATATTTTTTAGATATCTTGACAAAGAAATAGCGATCTTTACGCTTCCAAAAAGATTTTCTGGAAATCCTTGTCTTACCATCATACTTGATATAATCATAGTCTCCCTTACCAAAATGAGCTTTCATGGCACAATACATCAAATATACGTCTATCGGTTCCATTGAGAATACTTGCCGGCCTCATTTATATAAAATATATTCCGAATACCCACATCAGAAATCAATTGTTGACATACTTTACATGGATATGAAATAGCATAGTTAAGATTTTTCAATATCCTAACCACATACAAATCATGTCCTTCACAATTATCAAGGCCTCGCCGGATAATAGCGTGCTGCTCAGCATGGAGAAATGGCCACTCAGTTCTGTATGCCATTAGGGGATGAGTCTTATATGAATTGTTTCCAACACTCAATATAGAGTTCTTTTCAACAATTACAGCACCAAGCCTGAATGTATTTCTGGGCCCAACGCCAGGAGAATTCATAGCCACTGCCTTTGCAGCAATGAAAAATTTATCTTTCATTTTATTAAATAAGTAATTATTTGTGTTTTAAAAAGGAAATTAAATCATCTCGTAAAGATTTATTTTTTATGCCTCGGAATGCCATTTTTGTTTTTGGAATAAACTTGCGAGGTTTGGTTAAGAACTTATCCAACGATTCCTCATCCCAAACTACACAAGAATTTTTCATTGCTTTGGAATATTTGTATCCCTCGACTGAGCCTATTTTTCGGTCTAGTAAATTATATAAGGATGGACCTATTTTATTTTTACCTTCTTGTAAGGAATGACATGCTACACATTTCTTAAAAACCTTCTTGCCATTTATTGGATCAGCAGCAATTGCAATATCTATTGCAATTGTAATAGAGAATATTGAGATGACTATTATTATTCCTGTAACCACAAAAAGGTTTTTTAAAAAATTATTCATTTTCTTTTTCATAATTTATCTTTCATTTTATTAAATCGGTAATTGTGCTTGTCTTGGTAAAAAATTCAATTCTCGAGCATTAGCTTCAATCTTTTCTTTTAAACCCTTTGAGATAAGAGTACCAAGACCATCAGGTTCTAAGTTCTCTTGTTCGCAATACCACAAAACAGCATCCATATGTGTAAGGTTTTTTTCCTTAACAATATTTTCTATAACTAAAGTAAAAGTTTTTGATGTGCTTAAAGTCATATATTATCCTTTTATTAAAAGTTGAGGGGCTAACCGTGGGCCCCTCGCGGATGTATTACGGCATCACCCGTTCAGCGCAGTCTCGTTAGTTACGCAACACGCAGAGCTTGATGGCCAGCAGCAACCACAGAGCGCAATGCAGTACCAATACGATACTTCATGTAAGTCTCACCATCAAATGAGCTTACCCGCTTGTTCAGAAAGATTGAATAACCTTCTGTACGCAGTTGGCTAATTACTGCACGAACATTCTTAACACCATAACGGGCGCTAATCTGCTTTGCAGTAAGTTCTTCCCCTGTTTCAAGGGCATTTGCTACTTTAGTAGCTTGTGTTTTAGTAGTAGTAGTCATAAATTAATTATCTCCTTATCATGACAGTTTCAAAATGGAAGATTTTGATTCTGTTGCTAGGACAAAATCTTCCAAAAAACCCCGAGCAATTATGCAGCTAGTGCGTAATCCTCAATTGCAAAATTATCATTTGCGTTTATCGTTTTGACCAATAACGGAGTCATCCGACAATTCTCCACTCATCTATCCCAGCCTGTCGATCCTATTTCGCCCCCATCAGAAGTACTCTGACTTGAAAGTTTTCCAACCCTAGTTCTCTGTAAAGAAAAGATGTTACAGCATCTCTCAGAGTACTTGTGGTGGAGGCGCGGGGTACTGCCCCCCGGTCCAGTTCTGTATTCAATTCGTATCATCAAACTGTATTATATTTATAATACCATATTTAAGTGGATTTGTCAATACCTTTTAGAAGAAAATTAGCCAAATAATTCCGTTAAGAAGAATTATGTCAGCACATATAGACCTAACTATATATCCTTTAAACATGCATTTACTAGTTCCAAAGAGAAAGTAGGACTCTGCGCGAACGCAGAGTCCTAATTGAAAGCTAGAGCCGGATGCCAGCTCGGATCTCTTCACTACCCTCTGAGGGGGTAGCTTAGTGTACCTAGCCCGAGCCGGGCGTAGGTGTGTGAGGCGGCCGTTCTCACCTCTCTAGCTATCAATAATTATATTAGGAGCGCATAACGACAATACATTATCACCCATCATCTTTTTTTAACCAACTTGGCCTAGGAAATTTATATATTTCAAAGCTCCTCTTACCTTTTACACCTTTTTTTAGGAAATTAATAATTATGGCATCACCAGCTTCTAATAATTTACGAAAACCAGATAACTTTTTGCGATTGGGTGTGCTGTAATCAACTCTGTAAGCTCTGGGGATTGTCTTCTCTGATTCTAGAATCCACAAATATATATCGGTTTTGGGTACAATATGAAAAGAAATTAATCTATATTCTCCAACAGGACTTAATTCAGTAGGATAGCCTAATATTTGTTTATATGTTAAATGACCAAATGCAACACTTCCAAAAATAATAGGAATCATAAAAAAGAGAGTTAAAGTATTCTTTCTGAACGATATCAAAAACCAAAAACAAAACGTCAATATTAAAATGATTGTAATTATTAAACTGTATATCATGGCGCTGGCCCACCACTCCCAAGCAGCGATGTGTTAGTTTTAGTAAATCTATGCTGATCTTGATTTATGTCTGATACATATCCATCTTTATCTACATTAAATCGAAAGATAGTAATTTCTTCTCCCGTATTTTTAAAAATAAAATATTCAGTAGCATATTCTATATATGGATTAAGTTTCAAAAGTCTAACATTCCCACTTACTGTAGCTTCTTCTGTTTTTCTAAATGCATGAACATTAGTAATATATTCGCCGGGTACAATGCCTCTAATTGTAACAACTTCTCGATTTAAATAGATAATTTTTTCTACTCCATCAATTATTATTTTGTCGTTACGCTGACCAAGATCATCTTTATCAAGATGGAGAAACCCCCCCGTCTTTTGTCTAAACCATACAATATTGTTTTGTGGGTCCATAACCCATAAATCAATATCAGCAACAGACTTTTCCTCCCATTCAAGAATTATCAAAAATTCTGCTTTTCGCTCTATTTCAGATTTTTTAGCAGGAGGATGTATTTGAATAAGAGCATATATTAAAAGAACTGCAAAGGATAAAGATAAGAGATATAACATATCTCTAAAAACTGGTCCTGTACGAAATGGATATCTTGATTGAACACTATTCTTCTTCATAATGGTCAATTCCATACTCTAAATTTATTAATTGTATCCACAGAAGAACTGTGCCTACCAATCCAGCAAGAGTTGTATAAATTGCAGTTGAAATACCAATACCCATATCCGCTATAATCTTAACTTTATTGGCTTGATTTTCTAAATCTATATGTGCCAAGGCATCACCAAACACCATTATGAATCCAATAAGTGTTCCAATCATACCAAGAGAGAACATAATTTCTCCACAAAACCATCCAAGTTTAGTATTTGTATAAGTATTTCGATAATTGAATAGCCAAGTTCTATATCCGGTTAGAATAGTAGAACCTATAAACAAAGTCGAAATTACGGACGTTAGATAGGTTTTATCAGTGTTAAAAATAGTACTAAATACATCAAAATGTACCCCAAAATAGGTACCCATTGCTAAAAGACAGGTAAACAACCACCATCTGAAAAATTCTATTTTCATTAGTTTTGCCCTCTAATTTTTAGGACACTTCCTTTTAGAAATTCCCTTTCATGTGAATGTGGTAGAATATCAAAATCAAATCCATTAGAAATAATACAAGAAATACTTTGAGGAGAGGATTCAACAATAGAGAATCTATTATTTTCATTATCAATAAATATATGAGATACTCCTATAGTATCTCCTTGGGAGTTTTTAATTAAACCAAAAAAGATTGGTATTTGTGGTCCTGGCTCACTTTTTAATAGGTCAAACATAACCTTAGAATCATTACATATTATTTTCTTCATCATTATAAATGTTTGACCATATGGTCGTACATTCTGTTGTGTTTCTTGGTCTTGTATTGGAATTAGTTTTTGTGTAATTTCTGTAGCTTGACTAGTTATAGAACCTATCAACAAGGAACATAATAAAAGACTAATTATTAATTTCATCATTTTGTCCCTTCTTTTTATAACATTTTATATATTTATACAATATGTATTATTGGTTCTTCCACAGTGTAATTGCTTCTGACAAGAGATTTAAATAAGGCTCTTTTTCTTGTATAAATTCCTGTACTGTACCATCTTCTGTAACGACTAAAATTACAATTTGTTTAATTTCTATTCCTGTCCTTTCATAAAACATTTCTGCATAAGCAGCACCTTGTATATAAAAATTTTCATTCCAATCGTCAGTACGTTCTTTGGTTGATGTTTTAAAATCTATAACAGAAGGTACGCCCTTATATTTACAAATACAATCTGCTCGACCACCTATCTTGTATTTATCACTATACAAACCTACCTCTTGTGCGTATATATCAGTAATATTATGCAGCACCTGCTCTTTTAATTGAGAAAATAAGCACCACGGAAGGAAGTTTTTTTTGTGCTTCTCAAATTCTGATGGAAAATCTAAGGATTTGTTGTTAAGATAATCTTCACACATATAATGTACAGCAATGCCTCTGGCAGCTGCCTTGCCCGCAACATAATTTGCTACTTTCTCACCAACCCTATTACGCCACTCCATCAAACCTTTTTTCCCCCGAATAGAAAGTACGGTGGTGATGGAAGGATATGCTTCCCCCTCTGGCGTAATATAAAATCTCTTATAATCTACTGTTTGAGTTTCTAATTTTGGTAGGTTCACAGGTACATGATTAAATCTATTCATTAATATTTCTCATCCTCTTTACTAATCTATTAGCACGATTGGCTACTTGTTTATACCACAGGCTGTCAACCATTTCATCAGCAGCTGCGTTCCAATCCCGCGCATCAACACCACGTTTCATATTTTTAAATTTACTAAATCTGGTATATCCCAAATTAAACATCATGTTTGCAATAATCAATTGGGCTTCTTCAGGCAAGTCTTCAAAATTTTCATATAGATGCTTGCAGTTTGACAGAACTGTTTCGATATCAGAATTAAAGGCTTCTTTAACTCTCCCTTCACTGACTTCTGTTCCAACATCCGACCACCACTGTGGCGACCACTCAGGATCAACATCAGTAATAAGATGGCCGATGCCAAAGGTAGGATGCCCAAGATGATCTAGATATATCTCATATTCGCAACCTTCATCTCTTTTTAATTCTTTCCGTAATTGATTTATATTCATGTATATTCCCTCAGATCAATGTATCCTTTTACTACCAGTTAAGTATTCTGTATTAACAACATAGTTATAGAGTTCTAAGAAATTTTCATATAAACTAAGGTATGTTTTGGCAGATAATCTCATTGTTCTGTGAAAGTCATCATCCATTTCTGCGAGGGGATGTTGTTCAAGCCATGCTATAAAAAAGTTTGCTATTTTTGCATATTGCTGTTTATCTAAATTTGAAATTTTATTAATCATATTATTTCTCTATATCAATATACACATATTTTATTCCACAATAATCGCAATGTATGAAGTCAGAGCTACCGATTGCATAATACACCACAGGATGATCTAGCCCACACTTTATATTCCTTGTGTTCATCTCTATAGTGCGTTTCTTCTCAGGAATATCATAGTTGTTATGAAATTTATCAATCATACTATTTCATCCTTTATTCTACCTCAAGACCTAGTTTTATTTTACTGATAAGATAATTTCTTACAAAGCCAGAACGAACAATATCACCAATTGTAAATTCCAAACAATTAAACTCTTCCATTTCATTTAAAATTTTAAGAAAATCATGTAATCCATTTTTCTCATGTTGTTTAATTAAATCGGTTTGATTAAAATCGCCGGAAAATATAATCTTTGAGTCTTGGCCGACCCTTGTGATAATAGTATCTAATTCGTGAAAATTAAGGTTTTGACATTCATCTACTATAATGATTGAGTTATCAAATGTCAGGCCTCGCAAGAAAGATGTTGATAGAAAGAACAAAGAACTTTGGCTTTTGAGTCGGTTATAAAGATTTGAAAAGGATTGCTCATTAGGCTGCTCAAACATAAACTGAACCATGTTCTGGTAGGGAACTTGATATAACGCAGATTTATCTTCTTCATCACCCGGTAAAAATCCAATCTCTCTGGTAGGTATAAGCGACCTTACTAGAATTACTTTATTATAGGGCTTCTTTAAATCTAATATATCTTTAAGCGCAAGATATAAAGAAATAAAAGTTTTTCCTGTTCCAGCAGCGCCAAAAAGAAATTGATTTTGACCTTTTTTCCATGAATTAAACACTAATTTCTGATTATCAGTAATAGGTTTAACCGATATTAAATTATTATGACTTATTTCCTTGATCTTTTTACGTGCCATTAACAATTCCTAATATAAAAAATGGGGGGCGGCGGGCCCACCGACGATTGCTTAAGAACTGGCACTGTAGTCCAGTATTACTATTACAATCTCCCCCCACTAGCGCATAGGCGGATTGACTTCCCAGCTTACTTAGATGCTGTGCATCGGTGCTGAAGTTTGATATCTCGCCTGCGCTATTTTTATTTATTCTTTTTTCTATGTTTCTCAACAACATTTCTCGTTTTAATTTGAGCATGAGTTTCACCACCGCCATAACGATTTGCTAAGGAACTGCCAGGATGGGCTGCAGCAATTCTTTTCATATTATCATTAAATCCACCATCTGTTTTGGGACCGACATTCATAATATGATCGCCAACAATCGCTATAGGCGTATAAACTTGCCGCACATTAGGATTATTTTTTTTATATTCAGCAAGTTCTGCTATTGACATGAATTCTTCATATTGATAATTTTTGATTTCATCATAAAAAGTATAAGTAGGCATTAAAATTTAAGCTCCAGTTATCATTTCTCTAATATATAGTAAGTTAGAACTTACTCATATCCAACAACTCATGTTGACGTAAGACTCGAATAACGGCTAATATTGTGCCAAGCTCATTAAGACCAATATCCTTTGCCCAATATATAGCATCTTTACAATCTGCTATTGCGTCAACATCCATATGCATTGACCGCTCAACGATGTCTGCTAGATTGCCTGCACGGCGTAGGTAATCCATTCCACCGTCTACCGCTACTGAACCACATTTACAGTATTTGAAGTCGTGGCGATTGCTAGAGTATATTATATCTCCACACTTTTTACATTCTAATTCGTTCTGTATGATTTGTGTATTTCTACTCTTTGCCATAATATATCCTTAAATAAACAATATCATCAATATATCTTAATATACCACATAAAATAAGTTTTGTCAAGAGTAATTTATTATAAATTACTTAATTCTTTTGGACGTTCATCTGATGTTGTGTAATAACATACAAGAATCTTTGTTGCTTCCAAAAGAACTTTATCATACTCATAATCTTCTTTCTGAAAATCTTTAAGATTATCTAAATTTGCTTTCTTTTTTTCTTGCGTATCTTTCAACTCTTCATACAATTCCAATAATGTAACTTTAACAATATTATCAACTGTTTCATAGCTTAATGTAAATTCTCTATTCATTATATTACTCCTTAGTTTATTTTATCTTCTCAATTATATAATCTTCCATTACTGCATTAATTAAAACTTCTGCAATAGGTTTTATTTTTTCTGACGTACATTTAACGTAATAAGTTTTACCTATACGAACACTTTTAACAGTGTCAAACCCCATGTATCTTAACGCACCGGCAACAACATCTCCAGCATTATCTTTAATGCTAGGTTTAAGTATAGTTACAATTCGGTAATTCTTTTTTCTGGCACTCATATAGTTTTATGTCTATATGAATCAAACAAAGCATTTGGGTTTTTCATTGTTTTAATTTCTAACACATTATTATGTGGGTCAGCCACAAACATTGTTTCTTGTTCAAGAATATCGTTCTTAAATCGTATGTAAGGTTTATTCACAAATTTTACATTATTCTTTATTAACTTTTCCTTGATATTTTTAAACGCTTCTGCATCAAGATGTATACCAAAATGTGGTACAGAAACATTATCCATATCGACATCATGCTGTTTACTTGTTTGCTTTTTATTGGGATTTGTTGCATGTAATGTAAGTTCGTTTCCCCAAAAATTGATATCAACCCAATTAGATTCTGAGTTACCTTTTTCACAACCAAGTATACCACAATAAAACTCTATTGCGATATCTAAGTCGCCCGCTGGTATGGCTAAATGAAACCTATTTGACATTATTTTACATCCCATCTATAAAAAATATGATCTCCAATTACAGTTGTTCGTTGTTTTGTTTTTGCCCAACTAGGTGTTATATAAGATGCGTGATAAAATAATGCACCATCTGTAATATCTATGAATGGTATTTCATCATTCATTATTATATATGCAAATTTTAAAAGTTCATTATATCTTTTCTTGTCATAAGGAGTGTCGCTTTTACCATCACAATACCATGAGAACTGACATCTGTTTTTAATGGGATAATATAAAGCGTCATAAGGATCAAGGGTTTTCTTTGTCTTCCAACTTTCTCTTATTGGGCCCTGCTTAATCACTTCACATATTGTATTAGGAAATCTCTTATCCTTTACACGATTAAATACCACAGCAGTTACACCAAGTGCCCCAGCGGTGCCTTGATTTCTAGTTTCATAATACATGTTAAGAGCCAAACACTCAGCTGAATTCTGAATTCCTTTATTTTGGTCGTTGTCTATTGAAGTAGAATTAATTAATATCAGACCTGTTGCTAATAAAAACTTATTAATCATTTGCAAACTTCTTCATTCTGAGTACCATTATTTGTGGTGTTTTTTTAATCCTCATCTCAAGCTGCAACAGCGAATATCTCCGCACTGCTGTCATATAGGTTAAACCGTTTGCTGATCAATTCATGTTTTCCCGTCTTGGGAAAATCGATGATCTTGGAATAGGGAGACTTCTTGGCATAGACCACAACGCCGGGTGATCTGGCTAATTTGTTCCAGACATACCGGCCGCCAGCAGACTGTTCACTACCAGCCATCATAATAATGTCCATCTTTCTCATGAGAAACTTGTAAATCTTGATGGCAAGGTTCTTACCCTTGTAGCGACTGTCAACCTTTAACATATCAACATGCCATGCACCACGTTGTTTGGCCAGGTTTATCATAGCAACAATGCGATATCGAGTTTCCATTTCACCTTCACACCGAAATCGCTTGGTCACGTTGCGGTTATATACCCACACAGTCATTGATGAGAGCTCTTCCTGTTCAATGTGAATATCGTATCCGAAAGTACGACCCACTAACTCCAAATCATCTAGATTACCGTATCCAAGGAAAACGCCCCTGTCCATATCGATTCTCGCAACCACTTACAAAACCTCTTTGATCTCTGATTATATCTAATTATACCACATTGAATAGGGTTTGTCAAGGAAAATCGTACCTCATAAGTCATTGATTCTAAAGGGATTTTTACTATCACGCTAAGTTATTGATTTCATTGGGTTTTTTAACCATTAGCTGAGCCAGGGGATTGTGGGTATGTTTCATGATCAATCTTCATGTAATTATCATCCCAATCAAATGCTTCCTTTACTACATTAACTGAAAGACCTTTGTATTTTTGATGTAAAATCTTATCCTTTGCAGCAACAAGAATATCAGCTTCGTCTGGATGTAATCCTTCTAACATTTGAACAAACATACTTTCACGCTTATTTTGTGATATAGTGGAATTACCTCCTTCAATAAAATGATAAAGTTTCCTTACCTCATAGGATAAAACATTATGCTCTGTTCCTTCGGGAGCTTCATTTTGAACATATGGAACTTCACCATAAGGTAGAGACCATTTAATCTTGGGGTCAAAAGAAGATTTTATTACTTGCCTGAGAGCAGGAGTGTTATGTTCTTTCAAATAAGAAACCTTGTCTTTCTTGGATTTGATTTTACCTAAATTTTGTAAAACCTCTGAAAGTAGTGGTGTGTAGTTGGTATAAGCCATTAGAGTTCTCCTTTAAAATTCGCTTATCGATTCGGTAAGAGTTTTAAGCTTCTTTTGTATAAAATAATTTAGTAATTTACTGCGATCACCATATGAAGAAGAACGATATGTTTCCAATATTTCATCTGAGAGTTCAGAAGGAATATATGTAAGATCAATCAATTTTTTATTTCGTTGATAATTTCTCTTAACCTCATCATTTGGAGCAACATCATCAAAGTTATGCTCTAGCCATGAAGCAATTTTATTCTTTGTCATGGGTTTCTGTCGTAAACCATCTACAAAGGTATTATCCGGTGAAAGAACATTAGGAATTCCATCACTAGAATCTCCTCTGAAAACATGCTCTTTTAGATATCTAACAGGATTAGCACCATTCACCATTTTTTTGGTAATAGGACTATACTGCTTAACATTTGGGAATTTTTGTAATTGGATAAAATCCTTGTCACCAGATAAAATCATAATTTCTTCATTATATTCAGAGCAAATTATAGCAATAATATCATCAGCTTCAGCACCATACACCTCTAAGAATTTATAGGGCATGTTGGTTCTGATTTCTTCCTTAATGGTATTTAGACATTCAAAAATAGCGTCCCAATCATGTGGGCCTCTTTCTCTGCTTTTTTTCCGGTTTGCTTTATAGTTTGGAAAAAAGTCACGCCTCCAATAATGTCTGGAGTCATAACACAAAACCAATTCACCAAATTCAGAAGAAAACCTTGTGCGATACATGCGTAAGGAATTAAGAATCATGTGCCTTACCATGTTATTTTCTGGTATAGATATCTTAGTCATATGTAAATGCATCATTACACTTGCCACCGATATCTGATTCATATCAACTAAAATAATTTTCTTATCTCCATATATATGGTTCAAGCCATTTCTGGACCATTATTATCCTCTTCTCTCATTTTAATTATAACTGATTTAAAATTATCAATATCAGAACTAGAATTGAATATTATTTCAAACAAAATATCCATTATTTTAGTCATATTAGTATTCAATGACATTTCTTTTAATAAAGTTGCTCGGACCATTTCTATTATGAAGCTCATATTCTTTACAAAAGAATCTTCATCCACATCAATTTCATTCTCTTTTATAGTGTGAATCATCTGCACCATTAACGACTGTGTAAGATCATTAATAAAATCAACAGTTTCTTGTAACTCAATAGCATCTTTGTCAGGCAATTTTACTTTTCTTTTTGATTCCTTCCAAGGGCCTTGAATTATTTTAGCGCTTTGCTTCTCGTTCTCTTCTGACATTTTGCATTTCCCTGTCTTCCTCTAACATTTCTTGGGTATATACGCAACCCATATCTAGATAATATACATTAACACTTCGTTTTACTTCATCCTTTCTGGGCCCGTACCAATAATAACCTAATGCAGCACAACGATATGAAACTTTCTTTTCCTGATGTTCTCCATAAAATAAGTCTGTCCAATCCCCATCTTTCAAATATCGATTCATAGAACGAATATAAGCTTCATGATTTGCTAATTTTGCAATAGAACCTTTTATTTTTTGGCGGACAGCTTGACGTTCTATTGATGCTAGTCCTTTCTGTGTTTTAATCCATTTTTTAATTTTATTAGGATGTATGGGATAATCTTCTGATAAATTCAATAAAGTAGAATGTATCCCACTATTACCATAATTAGAATTTTTCTTTGCTCGAACAGCTCTTGCTTTCTCAAGACGTTTTGCAGCTGCTTGACGCTGATCTTCCGTCATGGGTTTGCGCTTCTTTCGTTTCTTGGGCGCTTGCCATGAACTATTATCAGTCTCAACAACTATCTTACGTTTTGCCATAATATTCTATTTATCCTACTTTTAGAAAATATGCAACCAAACCGTTTGCATATATCGCAATTGCAACTGCATTGACTACAATCAATGCCCGATCATTCCACAAAATTGATACCCACAACCAACCAGCAATTCCAATAAGATGAAAAATCAGATTTAATGGATAAACATTATTTGCAGTAAAAATCATAGCAATGATCAGTACAATAGAAGAAACCCATTTACCATACCAACTTAATGGATGTTGTTGTTTTGATGGAGTACTTGTCGCTGATGGATTTTCATGTTCTTTCAATTCCATTTCATTAAAATCCAAATTCTTCAAATCTTTTTTCTTTTTCTTTTTGTACTCTACGCTTACCAGCTGCTTTTGCTAATCTGCGTTTTTCGCCGTTGGACATATAATATTCTCGTTTTCTCAATTCATTAAAAAAACCATCATCTTGCAATTTCTTTTTTAAAATACTAATAGCCTTATCTATATTATTATTACGAACCTCAACGGACATACCTCGGTACGATTTTTCATTCTTTCTAACATTTGAACGAACATATTTCATCTTTTAATTAACACTTTCCATAACGAGAACACTGATAAGCACGTTGTTCTGCTTGTCTTTGAAGTTCCCGACGACGATCAGCAAGACCGCGCTCACATGAACCACGAACCCCATCATTTTTAATATAACTGCATTGATTGTTGTTTAATTGAGGTACAGCATTCTTATAAACAACCCAGCCGGGTGTTGAGTTTACAGTTGTCACCGGCTGATCCATATGTTGGCCAATTTGACTTCCTAACAATCCACCTGCTAATACACCCAACCCTGTTGCGGCCAGTTGCCCAGTTCCGTTTCCAAATTGACTTCCTAACAATCCACCAAGACCGGCGCCAACCAAAGTGCCTCCCTGTTGATTTGTTACAACACAACCAGACAATACAATTGCACTGACTGCTGCTGCTACTAATAGTTTTTTCATTTGATTTCCTTTAATGTTGAAACTATATTATCCCTGACACCAGAGTCAAGAAATGATTTTTTAATTTGCGGGAAAGAGATAATTAGAAACATACCAACAACCATGCCTATCAAAAACTTAAACATAATTATATGCATCACTTAAAGATTTAGCAATAATTTCTGAAATTGGTACTAGTTTTAATTCGCCATTTTTATCTTTTGTAGTTCTAATAAATCCATCTTTATTTAATTGTGATATAAAATCACTTAACATATTTTCAACAAAAGTTTTTCGGCCCCAAATACAACCAGCCCAATAGGCGAGAAAAATGGGTAAAATAGCAATAACCGCGTGTAGATATACGTTCATTTTTAATCTTTCATCATTGATTATTTATATTATACTACAAAAAAGAAGATTTGTCAAGTACTATTTTTTATACAATTCCACAAAATATTCAGCATCAACTAAAACTAGAGGTTTTGTATTATTGCGTTTCAAAAATACAATAGGTTCATGATCACCAGAGTTTTCTTCTGCTTGTTCATATGCTTTCCAGATATTAACTGATTGTTGGTTTTTACATTCTATGCTCATCGGAAATATATTTCTTGCAGCTCGAGCCATCATGATATCTTCTCCAGCCGCACCCATAGAACGGCTCTCAATATCTTCTGGATGAATATTTAAACTTTCTATTAGAAGATCACGCACCCATTGCTGAAACTTTCGACCTTTTTGTTTAGCTGATTGGGGCTTCATTGTTTAAGTCTTTTTTTAGCCATAATTTCTGCAACCAAATTAGTAGGCATATTGTTTTCTCTCGCATCAATAAGACATTGCATAGTCCTGCCATAAATTCCATCAATAATATTTGCTACATGAAAATCTGTGGGAATATGACCCAAATCCTTGTATGCGTCTATTACTCCGCCTGCATTAACAATAAAATCTGGTGCATTAATGATACCTTTATCTTTTAACGCATATCCTACCATTGAAGTACTTAATTGATTATTTGC